ACCGTTTCACCACTACGGCGGATTGCTTCCCAGCAAAGCCAATAAACATCAGATTGCTTCTGATCCTCAATGAGTGCTTTGTGGAAACCTTTGTTCTTAGCTTGCTCAAAGGCGTACTCGATTACCGGAGTAATCTCGTATTCGGTGGTTTCACCGGTAGCCCTTGTTACTTTGAGTTTTGCCATTTTTAGCCCCTATCTATTTATCAGGAAGTTGTTACTACTACTGTACCGGATACATTCCAAGTAACGCTCTGAGTAGATAGATCGCCAACAGCACCGTTGATGTCTGTTGTGTTATTTACCAAAGCGGTGAATGTGTAAAGTGGGTTCGCAGCTGATGTAGCAGCTGAGGTTGTCTTGAGAGTAACAGTTACATTGGTTCCCCATGCAGCCTGTAGAGTCTGTAGGACTTCACCTGTTGCTGTGTCGTTCAGGAAGTCAATAGTGACTGATGAAGCCTCTAGACCCTTAACGAACTTGTGACCTGAGTCACCCATTGCTGTAACCTCAAGCTCATCGAATGAACGGTTAAGAGTTACGCTTGTTACATGGTCTGATAGATCAACCGCATTAACGGTGACTACACAGCCGTTGTTCATAAATACTGCCATGATTTATTCCTCATCCTTCTTGGTTGCTGGTTTTGGTGCTGGTGCTGCTTGCTGGATTTGTCCGACCTTGATGAGGAAGGCTTCCAGCTCTTTGTCATAATCGGACATGATTAACTCCAACTCGTTAGAACAGATACCTGCATGGAGCAAGTAAGTAAATCGCCTGAGACGGCATTGAGAACGCTTGGTGCGCTCACGCTGCCGACCTTATAGACGATAGAAGATGCTGATAGTTTGTTGAATACAGCAACCACCATATCTTCAATTCCATTGAGGTTTCCCTCGTTATCTAGCAAAGGTACAAGCATCACAATAGAGAAGTTAGCCATCGGGCTAATGCTGTTGTAAGAGTTGTTGCTTGGCTCTAGGTAAGGATCTGACGGGCTAACAATGACCGAGTTAGCAATAGGCGTGGCAGGTGGAAACGCAAAGGTTGAGTACTTTGTGTTATCTACTAGCGCGTTCGCTATCGTAGTCCGGAGGGTTGTTAGCGCTACGGTCATTAGCCGACCATTGAGCGTGGGTCAAGACCGCCAGCAATTAACAGAGCTCTGATTCTGGCGAGGAGCGTGTTACCCATTCTGTAGGGTGATGGGGCGAAGCCATCAATAGTTACACCACCGCTTGAAGGTGCTTGTCTGCTTTGAAAAATATCAACACTTATCATTAATGCAGCTTCTTGCAAAGCTGGAACAGTTGATGGATCTAAGTAAGTCTCTGCAGCAACTTTGCCAAAAGGATTTACAGGGTGGTATGGCGCAGCGGTGTTATTGTTTCCAGTAATGGCATAAGTGATGCTATCAAAACCAACACCGGTAATTGTTTTAGATCCGTTGTGTTTTGAGCCATTACCTGAGATTGTTACAGTCTGTCCAACATAGAATGTGTCTTGAACAGGAAAGTCAAAGAATAGAGTGCCTGTATTAGTAGTGTTGCTATGTCCAACATTAAAAGAGTCGTTATTCCATACGAAAGGCAACAACACATTGTCGGCTGCATCGCAGACTTCTTGCAAAGTTGCATCAGCGTATAGAGTGCCGACACCGAGAGCTGTGCGAAGCTCTGCAACTGTTGTAAGAGACATTTGTTTCCTTTCCTAAAGACTGGTGAGGGTAGAAGGGCTCCGCTACCCCCACCAGCGACTTAAGTTTCGCTAATTAAGCGAGGTTGTACTTGCGAACACCCTTACCTGACTTAGCCAAGTAGATTGCGAGGTATCCGTAGAGGTTGATTTCGATTTCGCCTGATGTAAGAACATTAACGCGAAGCTGTGTAGTTGGTGACTCCCATGTGTACACAGATGATGGAGCAACAAGGAACGCTGAGTTATCAACGATGCCTGATGCTGAGATGTTGTGATCTACGATAAGGTCAGTTCCAAGAACTCCACCAACAACAGAAGTAGCAACTGCGTTGCCTGCTGCGTTGTATGTAGCGCCTTGAGCTGTGTAGAGTGGGCGACCTGTTGTGTCAGCATATCCTGTGATTGCTGCCCACTGGTCAGTTGAAGCAACAAGCTTGTTAGCGAAGTCTCCGCCAGTACCCTTGTATGCTGCTGCGCCTTCTACTGAAACGAATGACTGCAAGCCAGCTGCTGTTGCTGCTGTTGTTGCTGCAGTTGTACCGTCAGCAATGAAAGCTGCGAGGAGAGCTGCATCTGTAGCCTTCTCGTATGCCTTGCGAAGCTCAGCCATCATTAGCTCCATGAACGCTGGAGATGAACGATCTACAAGCTCGAATGAAACGCGCTGTAGTCCTGAGAACTTGTTGATTGCTACTGTGTCGTAAGCAGAAGTCATGCCTGTCTCGCTTGGAGCAGATCCCTCATTGGTGTCAGCTACAGTCGGTGCTACATCTGCTGATGTTGCGTTGGTGTAAAGGCGTGGAACTGTGAATGACATTCCGTCAACTCCTGCGAGTGAACCGCGAGTTGCAGCCTCAAACGCTGGGCGACCTGAGAATGTGTCTGTGATGAATGTGTTGAGGTGTGACGGTAGTGTCAAACCTGTGTTTGTTGAAGTTGAGTCATCTGCTGCACGAACTGTGCGGCGTGCTTCGTCATCGCCTAGTGCAGCCTTCATTGAAGCCTCTAGGTATTGTGCTGATGAGATTGGAGCAATGCGCTCTTTAACTTGGAGGTTAGCAACAACTGTTGGGCGAGCGGCTTCGACTGCTGCTGCTTCAACTGCTGGAGCTTCTACCGGTGTAGTGGTTTCTTCCACGACTGGCTCGCTTTCTGGTTGGGTTTCCTCAGCAGGGATGACTTCCTCTGCTGCGATCTCTAACACCTGAGCAGACTTAAAGGCTGGCTCTGTTACTAGAGAAACTTCTTTTAACTTGGCTGATGAGACAATGATGTGTCCATCGCGTGAAGGCTTTGATGCAATTACCTCAGCACCTACAGAAAGTCCGGATACTAGACCTTCTTGTGCTTGGATAAGAGCATCGTTTCCGCCTGTAGAGCGTGAGAGCTTGAAAGTTGCATAGATACCATCTGGGCGAACATCGGCGGCAATCATGCGACCAACTGGCTTCTTGATGTCGTGCTGTGATAGCAACTTAATCTTTGAGATGTCTGAAACATCTATAGACCCTGCCTCGAATACGACTCCACCCATGTTGGTGTGTCCTACTTCGCCTGTTCCCATTGGCACAATTTTGCCTGAGATTTCTCGGCGTTCTTCGCTGCACTCAATAGAGGCTGCCTCGATGATTAGTTCTTGCATTAGCTCATACCCTCTGATCCGTTAGGTGTTAGGTCTGTCATTTCCATTGCTTGCTCTAATGAGATAAGTCCGAGAGTAAGTAGCTTCTCGATTACCTGAATTTCAACAAGTGGGTCTTGCTTGAGGAATGTATCTGCTACAGCAAACTTAACCTCATGCCCTGATGTTGAGATGTCATCCATTGAAAGGCGAGACTCAATAGCCTTGATATAAGGCTCGATGGATAGCGCGTAGAACTGCTTGCGCTCATCCTGCACATTGGCGTAAGTCATTGTGGTGTTCTGGTCTGCTGAAAGGTAATACGCTGGCACATTCATAGTACGAGCAATTTGTGTTGAGAGGTTCTGAATTGCCTCGTTATACATCATGTCTTTAGGTGAGAAGGCTACTGGTGAGTAATCTAGAGTTGATGTCAAGTATGCTGTTGAGTTGTTTTGACGGGCGCGCTTCCATGCTGCGATAAGTCCTTGAACCTCTGCAGGTGGTAGGTCAGCACCGGAGTTCTTTAGGAAGCCAGCAGGTTGTGGGTTTGCTGAGTTCTGAGCAGCTGCGCGTTCTACATCTATGGCTGACTGGATAGTACGAGCGCCACGCTCTAATACACCCTCATCAAAGCCTTGAATGGTCACGATGTCGTTCATGCTTATTGGGCTTGCATCTATGTAGTACTGAGTTACTGAGATGCCCTCTAAATCTGTTGTAAAGGTAACGCGAGAGTTAGCAACCCACTCGAATGAGGCTGGTCTGCCATCTTCTGCATAGCGCTCGGTTACTAGCAAGTAAGCAACACCGTAGAATAGAAGGCTATCTACAATCCAGTTAATTGTGACAAATGATGGCTGGCTCTTTGAGAGCTGAGTAATCCAGCGAGGTGGAGCAATGACTTCGCCTGTGCGCTTGTTGTAATACTCAAGTGGAATTGAGGCAACTGTGCCTGTGATGAGGTTACGGGCGCGTGCAACGCTCGCGCAGCTCATGGCATCCTTGCGAGAGATCCGCGCAAACATGGAGTTGTAAAGGGATGGGTAGTTCTCGCCCATAATC